AGTGCCCGTTAAACCTCGCCCCCAGTCTTTTGTCTGTGTGAGCAATTTTTTGAATTTGCGGAACTTTGGAGTATAAACCCTAAAAAATGCTAAAAAAATGGCAAAAAGTGTAGAAGACTACCAAAAAGAGATAAAACGCGTAATGCGCACCCACAAAACCTACAGTACGGCGCTGGATATGCAGATAACCAGCCTTGCAAGCGCTATGCGTAATTTGGATCTGGCTAACGACCAGATAGACGGCCTAAAGGAAACGACCGTATGGGAAACAACCCGCTACGGGGAGAAGCTGGCGCCGCACCCGGTTTTCAAAATCGCAAAGGACGCCCAGGATATGATAACGCGACAGATGAAGGCTTTAGGCCTTACCGTCGAAGACCTGGCCGGCGATATAGACGAAGATCCACTGGCGGATCTTACTAAGAAGCTGACGAAAAAGCGCAGCAAGCCAGTAACGATTAAACCGGAACCACCAACAGCAGAAACACCCGAAAAGAAATGACAATGGCCTACGACCTACAGGTACCGCTAACGGATACTTCCGTGGAATGGGTACGTATTGTATTTTTCGATAGCAGCGTATGTATCCTTAACAGCGTGGCCCTAAATGAGCACGACGCCCAGAAGTACGTATGCAAGTTTATAGTAAACTACGAATACACACCCGAAAACGTAAAGAAGCGCGGCTGGCGATCTTTGCGCAGGGAGTGGCGCGCCCACAATCTGCTATACCACCTTCCACTACTTCCGAAGGGCTGGAAAGACCGGCTTAGGGACGTGGACCTGGATAGCGAACCACTTTGGCGCCGGGTAGTGTACGCTATACTGGCATTTATAAACCTATGACAGAAGAAGAAAAAGACAGACTGCGCCAGGCGAAGGCAGACGTTACCGAAGAACTGGCGAACGCAGATATAGACCGCTACCAGCTGGCTACCGTGGATAGCCGGCTGGATAGTTACGTACGTATGGTAGCTGCGGATCCGGACGGGCACAACCTGTACGAACAGCTGGCCGTCGCGCTTTTCCTAAAGAAGTGCGACCGGTACGGCATTAACGTAACCGAAGTGCAGCAGTTTTATACCTTCTACGAAAGCCTTTACTTTCCTGGCAAGATAGGACAGCAGCGCTACAAGCTAACGCCTGTACAGTGCTTCCAGTTTGCCAGTATCTTTGCCTTCTGGAATGAAGGCCGCCGCGTGGTACGCGAAGCCGTGCTGTACGTGCCGCGTAAGTTTAGTAAGACTACCAGTACGGCTTCCCTGGCTATATACGACGTACTATACGGCGATGCGAACGCAGAGTGCTACACGGCGGCCAATAGCGCCGACCAGGCTAAAAAGTGCTTCGATGTTATACGTGGATCTATGCGCAAACTGGATCCGAAGGAAAAACGCTACCTGGTAAACGAACAGACGATTAAAAGCCGCCGCAAAGACCGCAGCGCCTTTGCCCAGTGCCTTACCGCGAACGCTAAGACCAAAGACGGACTTAACGCCAGTACGGTTATTATGGACGAATTTAGCCAGGCTACGGATAGCGAGCTGCTAACCGTGCTTACTACGTCTATGGGCGTGCGAGATAACCCGCTAACGGTTATTATTACCACGGCTTCCGATGTATTCGACGGGCCGTTTTACGAAATGCTACAGGGCTATAAGTCCGTGCTTCTGGGAGAGTATGAGGACGACAGCCTGTTTGCGCATATATTCGAACCGGATCTGGACGACGCAGAAGACGAAGAAAGTACCTGGTTTAAGGTGCACCCGCACTTAGGCGTTACTGTTAATCTGGACTTCTACCACCAGGAATACAAGAAAGCCCAGCGTAACGGATCCGAAGCTATGCTGGCTTTTCGTACTAAGCTGCTTAACATATACGCCGAGAATGAGCAGCGCAGCTGGATAAGTAGTACCCTGGCGCGCCATATTAGTAAGCCTATGCCGCTGGATAGCATAAAGGGACGACCGGACGCTATGGTGGCTATAGATCTTTCGGAAAGCGACGACTTTAGCGCTGTTACTATGGGCGTCTATAGTACGTTTAGTAAGTCTTTTAGCTTCCATACGGCCTACTTCTTCCCGGAAGGCGCGCTACCTGGGCACCCTAACGAAAAGCTGTACCGAACCTGGGCGGCTAAAGGCTTCTTAAAGCTGACGCAGGGCGACGTTATAGACTATCGCGCTATAGTGGACTACGTGCTATACCTTAACAGCGTGGTAAGGATCCTGGGAATAGGTTACGATCCGTGGAAAAGCCAGGAAGTTATAAATATGCTGGCCGCTTCCGGAGCCGGAAACGTGATAAAGGGAGTACGCCAGACGTACGGCACGTTTACCGCGCCCGTGGAGAGCTTCGAACACGGAGCTAAAACGGGCCATATTTTCATAAACGACAACCCTATAAACGCCTACTGCTTCGGTAACGCCGTGCTGGATACCGATAAGCTGGAGAACTGCAAACCGATAAAAAGAAAGCAGACGCAGAAAATAGACGGCGTTATTACTAAGTTAATGTGTTTAAGGCTGTTTATAGATTACGAAAGGTAGATTTTTAGACGTTTTGGGGCGTAATTAAGACGAAAGCGGGTACCAGATACCCGCTTTTGTGCGTATTATAGATAGCAACCGATAAATTTATGGGAGTATTACAGCAATTAAGACGCATATTTAAGCGCGAAGCCAGTCCGAGCAGCAGCGTAGAGGTGCCGGACTTCGGCAACGCTACTTTGCTGTACCCGTTTGGCACCGGGCCGCTACACGTCGCTACTGTTTACCGCTGCGTGGATCTGCTGGCAAACAGCGTGGCAAACCTTCGCTTACAGTATATGCGAAGGAAAGGCGATATTTTCGTGGAAGACACTAACAGCCGCTTACATTACCTACTAACCGTACAGCCGGATAGCTACCTTTCCGCCTTTGATTTTTGGCGCCAGGTAGTTACCTATATGCTGCTTAGGGGTAACGCCTATATCGTGCCCGTATATGATACGCTTACTATGGAGCTGGACCGCCTGGCGCTGGTAGATCCTACCTGCGTAGCGCACGACGTTATCCACAACACCTACAATGTAACGGACGTAAACGCCGGTATTAACGATACCTTCGACGAAGACGAAATTATACACATAAAGAACTATTCCCGCGACGGAAAAGTGGGTATTTCTACGCTTACCTACGCCGCGACTACTATAGCCGTGGCTAATACCGGCAACCAGGAAACATTAAACCGCTTCGAAAACGGCGGTAACGTGCGCGGTATCATTTCCAACGATACCAGCGTGCGCGGCTTCGGCGAATACCAGGACGACCAGCTGGAGAAGACAGCAAAGGATCTGGACGGCAGCTTTAGGGCTGGTAAGCGTATCGTAAGCATACCGGGCCAGGCGCAGTTTAGCCCGCTATCGCTTAGCAGTACGGATATGCAGTTTTTGGAAACACGCAAATTTACTGTGCGTGAGATCTGCCGCTTTTTCGGCGTGCACCCTTCCTTCGTATTCGACGACACCAGTAACAACTACAAAAGCGCGGAAATGGCTAACGTAGCCTTCCTGGCTAATACGCTTAACCCTATCCTTCGCAAGATAGAAGTAGAGCTGCACCGCAAATTAGTAGCACCTACGCTATGCTGCAAGCGTCGCTTTGAGTTTGACCGCCGCGACCTATACGCCTGCGACCTGGATAGCAAGGTAAAGTACCAGACGCAGACTATAGCGGCCGGTATCTATACAGTAAACGACTGGCGCAAGGCCGAAAATATGGAACCAGTAGCCGGCGGCGACCTGGTACTGGTATCTGCGAACCTTAAAAGCATTAAGGAAATAGCTAACCCTACACCGGCGGCGCCAGCTGTAGATCCAAACAACAATAACAGCAAAGAAGATGAAGAAGGAAACGAATAAAGACGTACGGGAAATCGTAGCCCGTATGCTTCACACACCGGCAGAACTACGCGTGCGCGAAGCCGGGGAAGGCGAAGAAGCAAGCCGTACTATTACCGGCTATGCTATCCTGTTTAACACCCTTAGCGCGCCGCTTTGGGCAGACGACGAGGAAGAAGCGCGCGAGATCATAGCGCCGGAAGCAATTACCAAAGAGCTTCTGGATAGCTGCGATATTAAAATGACGATGTTTCACGACCGCCAGCTGATCTTAGCGCGATCTAAGAACGGCGCCGGTACGCTTACCTATACCGTGGACGAAAAGGGCGTGGCGTTTAGCTTCGATGCGCCTAACACCGCCGACGGCGACAAAGCCCTGGAGCTGGTAAGACGTGGCGATATTTCCGGCTGTAGTTTTATGTTTAGAACGCATTACTACGACCGCGCGTACGTGGAAAGATCCGTGGAGCGTAAGGACGGTAAGACGCTTATTACGTACACTGTGCGTATGGTCCTGGGCGTTTACGACTTCACACTGGCGGCGGATCCAGCGTACCCAGATACAAACTGCGAAGCCGAAGCGCGCGACCTGGTAAGCCAGCTGCGTAAGCCGGAAGTAGTAGAAGAACCTAAGAATAGCGAAAAAATGCGCGAGCAAGTTATGGAAATGCGCCGTGCTGCTTCGCGTAAATTATAGTTTATTGTTTAACCCGTTAAAGTATTACCGTATGAGTAAGAAAAAGACCGTAAACGTGCGCCAGCTGGTAAACCAGTACCAGACTAACTGCGAGCATATCAACGCTATCGCAGACGTATGCGAGCAGGAGCAGCGCGAGCGCACAGACCAGGAGGAAGCCGAGTACGGCAGCCTTCTTCGTGAAAACCAACTTTTGCAGATGCGTATGCAGGCAGCGCTTAACGCTGTACCAGAAGCAGAGGTAAGAAGCGTAGGCGCACAGCTTCGCGAAGCCCTTACCGAAGCTATGGAGAACGGCAGCCGTAACCCTGTTATGCTTACGCTTACCCGCGAAGCTAACCCTTCTATCCAGACTACAGCCGCTTTGGCTGGTACTGGTATTATCCCTGTAAACGAGCAGGAAATGTTAGCACCACTTCGCGCCGGACTTATCTACGACAAGGTAGGTATTACTATCCGTACCGGCCTTATCGGTAGCCTTCGCTGGCCTAAGCACGGCAAGGCTGTAGCTAAGTTTGTAGGCGAAGCTGAGGCCCTTTCTACCCAGAAGTTAGACTGGGACAAGATCACTGTAGCGCCTAAGCGTTTGGGCGTCGCTATTCCTGTTACCCGCCAGGAGCTTTTCAACAGCGAAGGCGTAGTAGAAAGCGTTATCAAGTCCGAAATGCCACAGTCTGTAGCAGACAAGATTAACGACGCTTTGTTTACTACCGACAAGACCGGCCGCGTAGTTTACGGACCTTTCGCCACTGCTGGAGAGGAAGGCGGCTGCGCTAAGCAGGAGTTTGCAGCAGCAATTCCTACCCGTAAGGAGCTTTTGAAGATGAAGGCCGCCGTAGCTAAGGCTGGCATTTCTGCTTCTTCTTGCTGCTTCGTAATGACAGAAACAATGAAGGCCGAGCTTGAGGACGTAAAGGTAGATGCTGGTAGCGGCCGCTTCCTTTGCGAGAACGACCGTATTTTGGGCTTCCCTGTTTTCACTACTGACGCTATCGGCGAGGGTAATATCGGCTTCGGCGACTGGGGCTACCAGGCAGCCGGATTTTTCGGTACTATGAATTTCATAGTAGATCCTTATAGCCTTAGCCTGGAAGACTCTACCCGCTTCGTGCTTAACACTGACTTCGCTACCGTTACGCTTCGTCCAGAAGCCTTCATTTTGGGAACCCAGAAAAAGGCCACAGCAGGAGAGTAATCAAATCTAAAGGCTTTAACCTTATAGCAGCGATTTAACTATGGCCGTAAGTATAGAACTTCTTAAAAAGCACGTACGCGCTGACGACTTTAGCGACGACGACGAATACCTGGCGCACCTTATGGGCACGGCCGAAGACTTCGTACGTACCAGCACCAACAGATCCGAAGAAGAACTGCTGGAACTGGGCGGCGGGGAATGGCCTAAGCCACTACAGCAGGCGGCGCTACTTATCGCC